AAACGCGATGCTGTCGCGCCTGTCACCACTGGCCGGATTTGCCTTGAGCCTGCTGCTTTGCGCGTGCTCGACGGTGCCACCGGCCTCCAGGTGGCCCATCTGCCCGAGGCCCCCCGAGACCCTGCTGCAGCCGGTGCCACCGTTGCCACCGATACCGACGTCGCGCGCTGGGCGCTCGACGTCGGCGCCCAGCACGAGCAGTGCCGCGCCCGACTCGACGCCCTGATCGCCTGGCACCAGGGCGACGCCCCCCTCAACCCTCACGAACCCACCCCATGACCGTACAACTCGAACTCTGGCACTTGATCACCCTGGCCATCACCGTGCTCGGTGCCTTCGCCGGCATCGGCAAGACGCTGGCGGCCCAGACCCTGCACCACCTCGATGACCGTTTCGTCGCCCAGGAAGAGACGCGGCGCCTCAACCACGAAGCGCTGAAAACCCGACTGGCGGCCATCGAGGCCACCGCACGCGAGGAGGCCGGACAGTGGCAGCGCGTCGAGCGCGAAATCCTGCAAATCAAGGCAGACATGCCGCTGAACTACGTGCGCCGCGAGGACTACATCCGAGGTCAAAGCGTGATCGAGGCCAAGCTCGACGGCCTGGCCGCCAAAACCGAGAACGTCGTCATGCGCATCGCCAACGCCGGCGCCATTGCCACCATCGCTCAAGCAGGACACCACCATGCAGCCTGATCTGACCAAAGTCCGCCGCGAATCCCTTCGCTGGCTCATTCTGCTCACGCTCAACAATGCCCGCCCGCTCGGTGCGTTCGAAGAGGTCGTGCTCACCGTTTCTCAAAGCGTGTATCCCGACGCTACCGCGCTCGAAGTGCGCCGCGAACTCGACTACCTGGGCGACCGCGAGCTGGTGACGCTGGACAAGCAGCCCAGTGGCCGCTGGCATACCGAGCTGACCCGCCATGGCGTGGACATCGCCGAGTACACCGTGGACTGCCAGCCCGGCATCGCGCGGCCGGTGAAGTACTGGGCAGGGTGAAATGGGCCGCAAATCCTCCATCTCCCGCCTGCCGGCCGAGATCAAGGCCTACATCGAGGCCATGCTCGCCACCGGCGGTCAGACGCTGGATGAGCTGATCGCCGATCTGCGCGAACGCTTCCCGGTCGAGGCCAACGCCGGGGTGTTGCCCAGTCGCAGCGCGGTCGGTCGCTACGGCCAGAAACTCGACCGCCGCCTGGCCGCCATCAAGGCCAGCACCGAAGCCGCCAAGCTGATCCAGGCCCAGGCCGGCGACGACAAGGATGCCCGCTCCGAAGCCCTTACGGCCCTGGTGCAGACCGAACTGTTCGAGGCCATCCTGTGCCTGCAGGAAGCCGACGATCCCGAGGCCGATCCGGCCGAGCGCGTCGCGATGCTCAGCGACGCGGCCAAGGGTATCGCCACGCTCACGCGGTCCAACGTCAACCTCAAGCAGTTCCAAGCCAAGGTCGAGGAAGAGACTCGCCGCCGGCTGCTGGAAGAGCAGCGCCAGAAACTCGACGCCATGGCCAGCAAGGGTGGCGTGACCGAGGACACCAAGCAGGCCATCCGCGCCGCGCTGGGAATCGTGTGATGAAGCCCAAGGGCAACGCGCGCGTCATCCCGGCCAACCCCGAGGCCATCTTCCTGCCGTTCCAGTCGCGCTGGATCAAGGACGACTCGCGCCTGAAGTTGATGGAGAAGTCGCGCCAGATCGGCCTGTCCTGGTCCACGGCCTACGCCTGCGACGAGCGCACCGCCTCCCAGGGCGCGCGCCATGACCAGTGGGTCAGCAGCCGTGACGACTTGCAGGCCCGCCTCTTCATCGAGGACTGCAAGATGTTCGCCGGCATCATGAACCTGGCGGCCAAGGACCTGGGCGAGATCGTGATCGAACCCAAGACGCGCCAGACCGCCTTCGTGATCGAGTTCGCCAGCGGCCGGCGCATCCACAGCATGTCGAGCAACCCGGACGCTCAGGCCGGCAAGCGCGGCTCGCGCGTACTCGACGAGTTCGCGCTGCACCCCGATCCGCGCAAGCTCTGGTCGATCGCCTATCCCGGTATCACCTGGGGCGGCAACATGGAGGTCATCAGCACCCACCGGGGCAGCCACAACTTCTTCAACCAGCTCGTGCGCGAGGTGCGCGAGAACGGCAACCCGAAGAAGATCAGCCTGCACCGCGTCACGCTGCAGGACGCGCTCGAGCAGGGCTTCCTGTTCAAGCTGCAGCAGATGCTACCGGCCGACGACGAGCGCCAGGCGATGGACGAAGCCGCGTATTTCGACCTGGTGCGCAGCGGCTGCGCCGACGAGGAATCGTTCCGCCAGGAGTACCAATGCGACCCGGCCGACGACGACGTCGCTTTCCTGGAATACGACCTGATCGCCTCGGCCGAGTACCCCTCGGGCAGCGACTGGCGGCAGATCGAGCAGGGCTCGCTCTACGTCGGCATCGACATCGGTCGCAAGCACGACCTGACGGTCCTGTGGGTGCTGGAAAAGCTCGGCGACACCTACTACACGCGCCACGTCGAGGCGCTGCGCGGCATGCGCAAGTCCGACCAGGAGAAGATCCTGTGGCCCTGGATCGAGCGGTCGCGCCGCACCTGCATCGACGCCACCGGCCTGGGCATTGGCTGGACCGACGACGCGCAGGACGCCTTCGGCAAGCTCAAGGTCGAGGGCGTCAACTTCAGCGCGGCCGTCAAGGAAACCCTGGCCTACCCGGTGCGCGGGCACATGGAAGACCGCAAGCTGCGCATCCCGCACGACCCGAACATCCGCGCCGATCTGCGCGCCGTGACCAAGCAGGTCAGCAGCGCCGGCAACGTGCGTTTCACCGCCGAGCGCAACGCCGACGGTCACGCCGACCGCTTCTGGGCGCTGGCCCTGGCGCTGCACGCCGCCGGAAATGCCCAAGGCCCAACCTACGCCACCAGCCGACCGCGCCAGAGCCTTGATCGCATCGGCGGCCTGTCGCTGGCCGGCTACTGACCCCCATTCCATCCGCGAGCCACTGGCATGCAGCTATCCGAACACCTCACCAGTCGCGAGCGCAGCCTCGACTTCTCGGCCCTGGGCCTGATCCTGCCGAATCCGGACCCGATCCTCAAGGCCCAAGGCAAGGACATCGCGACCTACCGGGCCATGCGCCACGATGCCGTCATCGGCGGCAACATCCGCCGGCGCAAGAGCGCCGTCAAGGCACTGGACTGGGGGCTGGATCGCGGCCAGGCCCACAGTCGCATCACCCGCAACATCCAGGCTCTGCTCGACGACCTGCCGCTGCAGGAAATCATCGGCCAGATGCTCGACGCCACCCTGTACGGCTACCAGCCCATGGAGATCATCTGGGCCAGCGTCGGCGGCCTGCTGCTGCCGCAGCAGATCCTGGCCAAGCCCCCCGAGCAGTTCTGCTTCGATCCGCAGAACCGCCTGCGCTGGAAGTCGCGCCAGGAACCGCTGACCGGCGAGCTGCTGCCTGACCGCAAGTTCCTGTTGCCCCGGCAGGATCCGACCTACCAGAATCCCTACGGCTTCCCCGACCTCAGCATGTGCTACTGGCCGCTGATCTTCAAGAAGGGGGGCCTCAAGTTCTGGCTGGCCTTCACCGATAAGTTCGGCAGCGCTTTCAGCGTCGGCAAGCTGCCGCGCAACGCCAGCGAGGAGGAGCGCTCCCAGCTGCTCGACAGCCTCGCGGCTTTGATCCAGGACGGCGTGGCCACCATTCCCGATGACGGCAGCATCGAGCTGATCGAGATGGCCGGCAAGTCCGCCAGCGCTGATCTCTACGAGCGCCTGGTCCTGCACTGCCGCAGCGAGATCAACATCGCGCTGCTCGGGCAGAACCAGACCACCGAAGCCAGCGCCAACAAGGCGAGCGCCACCACGGGCCTGGAGGTCACGCGCGACCTGCGCGACGGCGATGCCCAGATCGTCGAGGACGCGATCAACCAGCTCATACGCTGGGTCTGTGCGATCAACTGGGGGGCGGTCAACGTCCCCCGGTTCAGCCTCTGGGATCAGGAGTCCCAGGACAAGCTACAGGCACAGCGTGACAAGAGCAACTATGAGGCAGGCGCGCGCTTCACCACGGCCTACTTCATGCGGGCCTACGGCTACCAGGAGGGTGACCTGGTCGAGACCGGGACCAGCGTGCCGCCAGCCAGTGGCAGTGCCGGTGCGCTGGGTCAGGCGCTCCAACAAGCCCAGGCTGGCGAACCGGCCAGCTTCGCGGAAGCCCCCGCCGACCCCCTGCAGCACGAAACCGATGCCCTGGTCACGGCCAGCGCACCGGCCTGGAGCGCCATCACCGACCAGCTGCAGGCCCTGATCGGGCAGGCCGGCAGCCTGGCGCAGGTCCAGCAAGCCCTGGTGCAGTCGTGGGGGCATCTCGACAGCACGGAACTGACCAAACT